CTCGTCGCCATCGCAACGGGGGGCGTGGACAACATCACGAACCCCATCGGATTCCGCGAGCACACGAACCCCGACTACCGAGGACTGAAGATCATCCCCGGTCAGCGGAGCCAGTACCCGCTCACTGACTCCTTCTACCGCCGCGGGTTCGGTACTGGTATTCGCCAGCGCGGTTCGGTTGCGGTGATGCAGGTGAAGGCTGCAGCTCCGTACGTCATCCCTGCCGCATACGACGCGGCGAACTTCTAGCAGTAATGGGGCGGTAGGTAAACTCGCTCAGCTTGCCGCCCCATCTGCTGGTAAACCACCAGAACAAGGAGAAACATCATCATGGCCGATAACGACTACGTAGTCTTCGAGGACTCCGCCGGCAACGAAGTGTCGAATGATCCTCGCTGGCTGGCTCGCCGGACTCTTGCTATGGCAGGGGAAGGTGTTAGCGAAGCTCAGGTTCTCGCCGATGCCGAACGTGCCGAACTTGAGGAACTGCGTGAGTTCTACCGTACACATGGCGTTGCTCAGGCACCGAATGAGTTCAACGGAACAGCCGACGTCGAAGAACCCGATGACAGCGAAGACGACGACGCTGAGAACCCATATGCTGACGTCAAGGGTGCAGCCCTCGTCGCCCTCGCTAAGGAGCGAAACGTCAATCTCAAGCGCGAGGATGGTAGCAAGCTGAAGGCCGGCGAAGTCCGCGCCGCGCTCGCTGAGCAGGATGTCTCGAACGCCTGATCATGGACTCCACTCCTGCACTCGTCGCCCGTGTTCGTGAGAAGATCGGCGAGACCGTTCACACTGGCGAGACTGCAAGTGATACCATGTTCTCCAATGCCGAGGTCGAGGCCTGGATCGAAGCCTCGCCGACGTTTAACCACGCAGTCGTCGAAGGTTGGGAAGCCAAGCTCGCCAACTTCACCAACCTGGCTGATGTAACAGATGGGGCAGCAAGCAGGAAGCTCGGAGACCTAGCAGACAGGGCTCGAGAGAACCTGAAATACTGGCGGAATCGGATCGCAGTCGGGCCAGATGAGGAGCTCGCGCGGTCTCGGACACGGATAGGGAAGATCGTTCGCAATGGATAGGACCGAACTGCTGATGAGACGCCGCTCGGTGCTGGCGTTTATCAAAGCGGATCCGGTCAAGATCAATATTCTGCGCCCTCCAGCCCCCGTGAAGAATTCCGCCACGGGGGGGTACGTTGCTCAGCCGAACGTGCCTCCCCTTCCTCCTCAAACTGCTCGCATTGTTCAAAACGTGCGACGCTACACGGATGGTCTCATCAATGCTGAGGCAGGCGACATCCCTAATTCTGAGTACCGCCTCGTGGCAAAACACACCATGAACATCAAAGTAAACGACATGTTCAAGTGGAAGGGTGAGAATTACAAAGTCACTGGCATCCACGAAGCTCGAGAGGAATCGGTCTTCGCTGCCATTCAGCTACTGGGGCCTGATAACCGTGCCTAGCTCACGTATCATCATAGAAGAAGATACCATCATTCAATGGTACGACGGTCCTGAGTGGGATGACGTCGCAGTTGAAGAGTTTAACAAGGCTAAGAGTCAGATGGAAGCCACGATGCGTGAGGAAGCTCTTTGGGCAGATCGCACGGGGGCCGCTCGAGCTGGTCTGACTGCGACGGTCGAAGAAGCTGATGGTGTTGTGTCAATGATCCTTGAGCACGGAGTGGAATATGGATTCTGGCTCGAAGTCATTCAGAACGGACGTTTCGCCATTCTCGGTCCTACAATGGAACGACATGGGCGACAGTTGACTTACAATGCCTGGCGTCGTATCAAGTATGCGAGAGGTCGGTACTGATGAAAGCTCGACACTTCGTCTACGATAGACTTACTCAGGCGGCAGTTGCTTCGCTTCTTGCTGATGGGGCTAACAGTGTGTATGCTAAGAAGGCAATGACCTCTTCCGTCGAAGTCCACCCCTACCTTGTCTATAAGATGGGCAATGATACCTCGGAAGAATTCTCTGAGGAAAGAGAAGTATCTCGTCAGTTCTTTCAGGTCTGGGTTCACGACTACTTCGATGGTAACACTGCTGACTATGACAAGATCGATACCATCATCACCACCCTCAAGAATGTATTCAAAAATGCGGGTGGCGTACCTGGTGTTTGGACAACGCGTTATCTTGAGACCTCTCAAGACCTCGATGATGATACATTGAATACCGTGTTCCGCTACCTGCGGTTCCAACTGATAAGAGAGGATACGTAGATGAAGTACGTAACATTCAATGACCGCAGCATTGATACCCGAACGCTCGGTCCCGAAGACCTCGAGAAGGCAGGTGTGGAAGGATTCGAAGAAACGGACTTTCACCGTGGTCAGCCTGTCGAAGTGAAGGTGGCAGTTGCCAAGGCACTGGTCGACAACCCCGATCTCTTTGGTTCGTTCACCATCGACGAGGACATCACACCGGAAGAGCAAGCAGAGGCCGATGCCGCTGCAGCCGCTCAAGCAGCCGAGAAGGCAGCAGCCGAAGCAGTCGAAACCGCCACTGGAACTTCGCAAGAGTCAGTTTCCGAGCCGAAGCCCAAGGGCAGCAATCGCGCATCGACCCCCTGACGATCGATCAGGCATATCCCCAGAATCGCCTAGCAGCTCCTCTAAACGCCCATCTCGCTCGTGATGATAAATTACTCAGTGACAGGATAAGAGAAGCTCATGGCGGACCTGGTAGAACTTCGCTGCAAGGGAGTTGGAGAGGGTGACCTCTACGGGATCTATGATCCTGAATCCCACACCCTTGAAGTTCGCTGTAAACGCCGTAGGCATGGAGCCCGTCCGGGGATCATCGTTCTACACACTATCGCCCTGCTCACCGGGCAGGTTACGAAGACCCGGGAATTCAAGGACCCGGCCTATGTAGGAAAGGAAAGATAATGCCACTAGCTGGATACGCTGTGCCTTTCGGGCTCCGCCAGGTCAAACTGGTTCCGCTCGATAACGCAGGCGCAGAAGTGGTCGCGCAGGGTGTGATGCTCCCGGCATCTCGGACATTCTCCTTCGGTGAAACTGAAGAGTTCGAGACACTCGAGGGTGACGACCGCACGATCGCTTCACACGGAGCAGGACCCACGGTCGACTGGGACCTTGAGGGTGGTGGTATTTCGCTCGAGGCATGGAAGATCCTCTCGGGTGGTGCTGTCGGCTCTACAGGAACCACGCCGAACGTTGTGAAGACCTTCACGAAGCTCACGTCGGATGCTCGACCGTACTTCAATGTCTATGGTCGTGCGATTAGCGACTCAGGCGGCGACTTCGAGATGCGAGTCTTCCGCTGCAAGGCCGATGGCGACCTCGAAGCCAGCCTGGAGAACGGAAGCTTCTTGCTGACGTCCGCTTCAGGTAAGGGTTACGGCAACGAGGGTAACGCAAAGCTCTACGAGTTGGTGCACCGCGAGACGCCTGCTGCACTCACCGATGGAACCATCAAGACTGGCTGGACACTCACTACCACGGGTACGCCCTCTGGTGGTACGTTCCGCCTGCTTCTCAATGGTTACTCCACGCCGGACATCGCCTGGAACGCGGCAGCTGCTACGGTGGCTACGGCGCTCAACGGCCTCTCTGGCCTCACGGGTATGGGAGTTATCACCACTGGTGGTGGCCCTCTCCCGACCGCTGTTACCATCACTCTGCCGGTCGCCGGCAACGTGGCAGTTGGCGCCGTCGCCCTGACGCCGTCTGGTGCTGTCGTTCTCGCATAACTGAATATCACCTCGATAGCCCGATCCCCAGGAGGACAAAATGGCTACCCCACGTAAGACAGCAGAAAAAGCAGAACAACTTCGCGTTTCACAGATCGGCGACTTCAAGGCCCGCATGGGTGGTGTCATGGAGCTGCCGTCTGGTCGTGTCATGAAGCTTAAGAATCCCGGTGGTCTCCAGGCATTCATTGCCAATGGCACCATCCCTAACTCTCTTCTTGGTATGGTTCAGTCAGGCCTCAGTGGTAAGTCAGGCTCAGAGGTCACAGCGGCTGCCGCTGACCTTGCTAAGGATATCGACTCTCTCGCTGACATGCTGAAGATGCTTGATCTAGTCATGGTTCAGTCAGCGAAGGAGCCAGTAGTTTACGCGGTTCCTACAGCTGAAGACCTTGAACGACACAACATCATGAACGAAGACAACCAGTTTGAAACCCTCGATGAGTGGCGAGAGTCATATGGGAACACTCGGCTGTATGTCGACGAGATCGAGGAGTTGGACAAGCAGTTCGTTTTCCAGTGGGTAAGCGGAGGAGTTCGTGACCTCGAGACGTTTCGTGCACAACTCCAAAGCAATGTGGATGCTATATCTGCAGTCTAAGGATCTAGCGGTTCTTCCAAGTTCGCTCTTGGGACTAACAACCGGTAGTTACGAAGCCTACTGCTTTGATCAGGCAGTTTGGTATTTTGGAACACAAGTTTCATACAGAGTCGAAAATGCCGGTCGTAAGCCTATCAAGGGAGAAGCAGCACAACGAGCTGCTCAGGAACGTGAACTCAAGAAGATTCTTGAGGGAGAAAGCGCGACAAGGGTCTACTCTGATCCTGCCGCACTATTTGGTTAGGAGCTGAGGTGGCAGAGGAGGTTCTTAGAGCAAAGATTATCATCGATGTCAAAGATGCCATCTCTGCCTATACCGAAGCTCGACAGCATCACGTCTCTATGGTCACCGCCCTCAATACGGGTGCTGGTGCACTCATGGCGACTGGCGTTGCAATCGCGGGGGTCGGCGTAGGAATTGCTGCCGGTCTCCTCGTTGCTGTAAATGCTGCTTCTGAGTTCGAACGTAAGCTCGATTTCTTCGGTGCAGTGGCGGATGCCTCTGTCAAAGACATGGAGCGCATTCGTGCTAAGGCCCTCGAGCTAGGTGCTGACTCGATCTACTCTGCCGATCAAGTGGCAGACTCCTTTACCACTCTTGCTAAGGCAGGCGTTAATGCTCAGGAAGTTCTCGCTGGAGTCGGTGAAGCAGTTATCGCACTCGGTGCTGCTGCAGATATTCCTCTTGCAGACGCAGCATCTTCACTGACCACCATCCTGAACACTTTCAATATCGCGGCTGAAGATTCCGTTGCCGTTGTTGATAAACTTGCTGGTGCAGCTAACTCGTCAAACATCGATGTCCAGGACCTGATCCTGACTATGACCTATGCGGGTTCTTCCGCAGCGGTCGCTGGTATCAGCTTCGAAGACCTTAACACCGCAATTGCTGTCTTGGGTGAAGCAGGCATCAAGGGGTCTAAGGCTGGTACCGGTCTTCGTCAGATGATTGACAAGTTGATCGCCCCTACCAACGCAGGTAAGGAAGCTCTCTCAGAACTAGGTATCATCACAGAAGAATTGGGGAATCAGCTCCTTACTGCCGAGGGTAAGATGAAGCCTCTGCCCGAGGTTCTTGATATCATTAATGGAGCAACACAGAACCTTAACGCGGCTGAGAAGATCGATATCCTTGGTCGTATTTTCCCTATTACTTCCCTGCCCACCATCCTGAATCTTCTACAGGGTGGCTCTGCGGCAATGGCAGAACTTAATAAAGAGATTAACAAGACCACGGCTGCTGACGTTGCTGCGGCACGACTTAATAACCTTTCGGGTGACGTAGAGTATTTGCGAGGCGAGCTGCAAACACTGGTGATCAACATCGGTGCAACACAGCAGGCACTCGCTCGCGGGCTGGTGCAAGCAATTGAGAAAGTGGTGACGTGGCTTAACCAGCTTAGTCCGGCCGCACTTGGTGCTCTAGTTCTCATGGCTCAGATCGCGGCAGTAGTACTGATTCTCTTCGGGGGATTGGCGATACTTTCCGGTGGCATACTCAAGATCATCAGCCTGTTCATTGTTCTAAGAGATGTAGCAATACTAGCAAAGATCTTTACCGCGGTAGTCGCTGGAGTAGGTCGACTCGGTGCTGCTCTACTTACTTTCCCAGGTATTGCAATCGTCGCTGTCTTGGCACTATTGGTAGCAGGATTGATCGCGTTCTTCACAAAGACTGAAGAGGGTAAGCAGCTCCTTACTGACATCGGAGTTATCTTCAGCAACGCTTTTGCTTCAATGAAGCCCGCGATTGACTCTATCGTTGCTTCATTCAACCAACTGATTGCAGCCCTAGCTCCTGTCATTGCCATGCTTATTGGCGGAGTTGCTGCAGGTCTAGTCGCTATTACTCCCGCCATTCTATTGCTCGCTGAGATTATTGCCAATGTGCTTGTTGCAGGAGTAACAGTACTGGCTGAAGTTCTTCGCTTCATCTCCGATATCCTGAGTGGCCCCTTTGGAGGAGTACTCCTAGTTATTGTGGGAATCATTGCTGCAGTTGTTGTGGCAATCAAAATCTGGGTTGCTGTCCAGTGGTTGCTGAACATTGCACTGACGGCAAACCCCATTGGCGCGATCATCATGGCGATTGTGCTTCTAGTAGCCGCTATCATCTGGGTTGCTACACAGACTACATTCTTCCAGGACCTCTGGGCGAACCTGGCATCATTCTTCACTACGATCTGGACCGCGGTAGTTACTTCATTCACTACTGCCTGGTCACAAATCGTTACATTCTTCACGGGTATTTGGAATGCTATTGTCGCATTCCTAACCCCGATTCTAACCTTCATCTATGGTTTGATCAAGTTCTATGTGGAGATGTATATCAACATCTTCCTTATTCTCGCAGCAATCCTGGTTACTATCTGGCAGGCAATCGTTGCAGCAGTAACTTGGGCATGGGAACTGATCTGGAGCATCATCGGTCCGATCGTAGAACAGATTGTTTCCTTCATCACCGACAGTATCATGATTCTTCAGGTGGTCTGGTCTGTAGTATGGACGGCGATTTCCAACTTCTTCTCAGATATCTGGAATGGGATGGTTCAATTCTTCATCCCCATTATCCTGAGCATCATGTCGTTCGTGATCAGCACAGTAAGCACCATTCAGGGAGTCTGGAACTCGATCTGGAGTGCTATCTCTAGCTTCTTCTCAGGTATCTGGAATGGTATGGTTGGAGCAGTATCCGGACCAGTCAATCAGATCTTTAGTATTATTGGTGGTATCCAAGGTACCATCATGGGATTCTTCTCAGGGATCGGCTCTTGGTTGGTGGGAGTCGGCCGCGACCTGATCATGGGTATGGTCAATGGAGTTAAGAATGCTGCTAGTGCTCTGATCAATGCAGTTGGCGATGTGGTCAATGGGGCAATTGACTGGGCAAAGGGCGTTCTGGGAATGGCTTCACCGTCGAAGGTATTCCGAGCCATTGGAATCGATACAATTAGAGGTATGATTGTTGGTGTGGAAAAGACTGCACCGGCGCTTAACCGCACAATGGAAGTTGTGGCTTCTGGAGTCGAATCACTTTACGACCAAGTCTACGCTGCACGCGAGATGGATGTTATGCTCAATCTGCAGTCACAGATGGGAGTCGATGCATACTCGGCTGCTCAGGCGAACCAGCTCGCACTTCTCAATGAGAAGCTGCAAGAGATTGCAGATAAGGAAACCTTCAACATCGAGAAGCTCGAAGTTAATAATGGTGAAGCACAGCAAGACATCGAAGATGCACTGCCGGATGCCATCCGCAAGACCTCTTACCTGGTAGGATAACATGCCTAACAACACTGAGACATACTGGGATGCCGATGGGGTGAGCCTCCACACCTATGCGAAGTCGATTGAAACACTGAGTGGTATCGGTCCTCCGCCCTTCCGAGGTGAGAATGATATCGTGCCGACTCGCCCAGGTGAGCGATATGTGGCGAAGACGCCAGATGCAAATCTGCTTACACTGGGCATAATGTTACGTGGTATTGCTGAACACGCGAGCAATATCGATGGTGCTCCGACCAAGGCAACTTATCAGTCTAACTACAATGACCTGATACGTATGCTTTGGCTGCCGGGTGCGCAAGGTCGTGAGTTCGCACTCACTAAGAGATTCTATGATGGCGGAGCGCTGAAGACTGCAACTGCTTTTGCTGAGTACGTAGGCGGCATGAAACCGACTATGATCGGACAGAAAGCTGCTCGGTGCACGGTGGATCTGAAGTTGAACGACCCATTCTTCTATGCCACTTCATACACTTCTCAGGCTATCGTCAATGGTAATCAGAACATCACAGTCGAGGGCAATGCTCCGACACTGGCAATCGTAGTCACAATCAATGGCTCGCGAACCAACGCCAAGATTCGCAATAACACAGCTGGTGTGGAATTCACTTCACCCCTAGCTCTCTCAGCGGGACACAATGTTATCGTGGGAGTCAAGGACTTTACCGCTCTTGCAACTCAGGGTGGTGCTGCATATGACTCGTCAGCAGGAATCATTCACTCAGGGGCTCCTCAGTGGTTGATTCTTTGGCCGGGAGTGAATCAGATCAACGTTAGCTCAACAGTAGGCACAGGAGTTATCACTCTTCAGTACAAGGCGGCTTGGACATAATGCCAAACGAAGGACTCGAACTCGAGATATACAAGTTCGCAACACCGACGGTTAAAGCGGCTACCATTGAAGGCCGCAAGATGCCGAAGATTCTCTCAGAGATGAATGGGGTCGGCGGGGGGTCGTTCCAACTCTCACGCAGTGACCCGAAGTATATGCAAGACCCTCATCTCCTCGACTCTCGGAACATCTGCAAGTTCCGTGCCGATGGTAACATCATCGGTGCGATGGTGCTCGGAGAAGCTGAGTCAATTCTCGTAGGCTCCGGTGAGAAAGCAGCTCAGGGTTATAACGTTGTCGGTGAAGGACTGAAGAGCTGGTTGGATGATGCTGAACTTCGTCCCTATGGCGGACTGCAGCGTGAGGATGGCAGCGCACGATACTTCAACTTTGCTACTGAGCGAGGTACCTGGTATATCACGGGAGATTGGACTAACCCCGTCGTACAAGCAACAGTTCACGCCGCATCAGCATGGACGAATAATGCGGGTACTTACGTAGATTACCCTGAAGAATGGCCCACTGGGGCACCTACCGCGAAGTGGATATGGGCTGCTGCCTACACTGACCCAACCCCTGATGGGTGGTGCTACTTCCGATGGGAGTTGACCATTGCTACACCAGGAACTCACGCTATCTACTTCTCAGTTGACCAGTACTTCACAATGTGGATTGATGGTGAGCAGGTAGCACAGAACCTCGACAAGCACCAGGCATGGACGAGCACAACGCGTATTAGCCATGAGTTCAGCGCTGGTGATCATGTCATTGCATTCCAGGCTCGTAACGCAAGCAGCAATGAGTACCAAGGTCCTGCAGCTTTGCTTGCCTCTATCTTTCGCATCGGCACCGATAACCTAGAAACGAAGATTGGTGAATCAGGAGATGCGACTTGGAAATGCCGCGCATACCCGGCCAGTATGCCAAGCTGGTCCATCGGAGAAATTGCGCTGAAGCTAATCGCAGAAGCTGAGGCTCGAGGTGTCATCTCCATGGCAACACTAAATGCTACCTTCACTGCATCGCTAGACTCAGCAGGCGTAGCTTGGGTTGACAAGCTTGAGTGGTCATTTAGTATCGGAGAGTCATACGCATCCATCTTTAGTAAGTTCGAGGAACTGGTAGACATCTGGGTCGACCCTTCAAACTACAACCTTAACATTAATCAAACTCGAGGTACTGACCGCACGGTATATGTAGGCCCTGCGAGTGCGCGAACTGCAGTACCTATTGAACTTCGTATCGGCGAACACCTCATTGAAGCCCGTACCAAAACTCGTGGCAAGATGAAGAACGCCATGAGTCTCAAGACTACTGACGGTTGGTATGAGGCAAGTAATAGTGCTTCCGTCAGCAAGTACGGGCGCCTCGAGGGTTCTCTAGACACTGGCGCAAATCCCACTCTTGCTACAAAGCTTGCGACACTGGTATTCGATCAGCGGGCAGATGAAGAAGAAGGCGCGCAATACAACTTCATCACAACTACGTATGTGCCACATGTTCATTTCGACCTCGGCGACTGGATTCTCGCACCTGACAAGATGGGCCTCTTAACACCTCGTCGAGTGATGTCGATCAGTACTACCGAGAATACTGCTGGCAAGCCTGTATACACCATCGAGTTCGATACGATCTTCCGCAGTAATGAACAGCGGATCAACAAGATTATCGAAAAGCTGGGGGGAGGGGGAGTCGGTGGCGGAATGAGCAATGTCGAAGGCAGCACACCTGGAGTAGGGGTTCCAGTAATTCTGCCACCGATCTCCACCATCATCCAAAAGCAGCCGAAAGCACCAACTAGCATCGTCGCAACCTCTCAAGGTAAGTGGACTGCAGATGGAGTCACAGCATATACTGAGGTCACATTGACCTGGGGTCCGGTGACGCAGTTCACCGACAACACAGCAATGGTTCCCGATCATTACAATGTGCGGGGAGTTAAGACTGGTGATCCCAACTATGTTGACTGGGGTTATGTTACAGGCACAACTGCGAAACTAGGCCCGTTCAACCCTGCCGAGATATGGACGTTCTCGGTGCAAGCGGTCAGTACGGATGGTGTGGAAGGAGCCTGGGGTACGGGCAGTTCCCACACAATGGCAGGTCCTGGTGGTAGCCTACTTGCACCTGACAAGCCGACTCTCAGCAGTACTCGCGGTAATCTTACAATCACCTGGACTGGCTTGCTCAATTCTCAGCAGCCGGCTCCTCAGTTCCGGTATGTCTTTGCCGAAATCGGTCCTGCTACGGGAGGCCCTTGGAACCGCAGAGGACCTTCGCTCGACCGTACACAGCGTACTATCAGTGTTCCTGAGTTGATAGTTGGAGCTGTTTATTACGTTCGTCTCACTGCAGTAGATGGTGCAGGGTTCCTTTCTGCAGCTTCTCTGGTTGCTGGCCCGATTACTATTATGGGTATCACTGGTCCCGACATTCTAGCGAACTCAGTTGATGCTAACGTAATCAAAGCAGGTACGATTCAAACTACTCATTTGTCTCCAGATGTCGGTGACCAATTGAACATCTCAGCAAACAGCAGTATTCTTTTGGTAGCGGGACAAGTAAACGATGTTTCGACTGATCTGAATGATACTCAGACAAACCTCGAGACCATGCAGACGTACTATCTTTTTGGTGCGACTGGAGCCATCATCTCGAAGCCAGGGTCTGTTTTCTCGACTGCTGTTCGTAGTGATAAGATCGAGATGCTGGAGAACGGAAATGTTATCTCTTCCTGGAGCTCAGGTATTTTCAATGTGAATCAGATGGTGGTTGAGAAGATTACAATGGGTAATCACCAGATCGAGAAGTACGGTGTTGATGATACCATAGTGAGGGCACTATGATTGCTATCCGTAGGTCAGACGATAGAAAAGTTATCGCTCGAGAAGTAATTGATCTGGAGTCGGTTGAAGTTTTTCTTCTGAGTTTTAACATTGACCCTACCAAGACTAATCTCTCTGAAGGTGACTGGATTATCGTTGATCTAGCTCAGTCGGATGATGAACAAACTGATGTTCGCCTCATTTCCCCTATGGATTTTTTGGATGACTATGATGAGGAGTGGTCAGGGTAATGGGTGCACACTCTAATAGTCAAAATCTAGATGGGTCGGGACCATTCTATGTAGCTCTTGACGTCGTTTCAGGTGCTCAGAATATTGCCGGTAACTTCACAGATTTTGCTTGGGGTCTTTATGCTGGTTGTGCTGACAATGGTTGGGGTACCTTCTCTGGTAACGCTCAGTTTTGGTCAGTTAATATCGCGGGTGTTGTAGGATCGGGTACTTGGACCCTCGACTTTACACCTGCTGGTACCTCTGGACGACGCTATGCAATTGCTGGCAATCCTGCTTTAGCAGTTCCTCACAATGCAGATGGTACTCGTCCTGGATTCCCGAATTATGGTTCCATCGATAGCGACCACTCCTCGGTTGGTGATGGTACGGTTGTTACCTGGGCAGATGCACCGACGATTCCTCGAGCATCAACTTCGGTTTGGAACGTTCAGGGTACTCCTAAGTATATCGGAACTTCGTACCAGCTTAATACTAACCGAGCAGATGCTTCGTTCACTCATGACATCACTTATAACTTCGGTTCTGCTTCAGGAACAATCGGCACTGGTGTTGGTGCCACAGTTAACTGGACTCCGCCGACTTCGCTTCTCACTCAGATTCCAAACTCTCCCGCCGGTACCGGTACCATCACGACTGTTACCAAGCAGGGTGGTACTATTATCGGAACAACCTATTCCAGTATTGAACTTACTGCGGCGCTTACCGTGGTTCCAGACTTTACAACCGTTACTAACTCTGAGAACGTGGCCGGGGTTGCAGCAAACGTCGGGGGATACGTTCAGGGTATCTCAAAACTTAATCTGGCAATTACTGGAGCTGCTGGCGTATCAGGATCGACAATAACTTCGTACAAGATCGAGGTTGCAGGACAAACGATCAACGCAATATCTGGGGTCACACCTGCACCTTTGGCGACGAGTGGTACAGTTGTAATCACTGGAACAGTCACTGATTCACGTGGTCGAATTAAAGCCAAGACTGTCAATATCACTGTGCTGGCATATGTACCGCCAGTGATTACTACTCTCAGTGTCGAGCGATCACTTTCAGGTGGTACTCCCGATGATGATGGTACCTACTTCCGCATCAACCTGAATGCGGCAGTCCAGTCTCTGATCGTGACTACTCAGCGCAATGCTCTTGTATACCGAATCTCCACACGACTGCGAGGTACATCGACTTGGACACTTAAGTCGAACACGGCTCCAGGCGGTATCACCTTTAACTCATTTGTAACCGTTGGCACTTATAGCATCACGTCGTCTTATGACATTCTTGTCGAGGTTGTTGATGACTTTAGTGTGACCGCGGTGCAGTTGCTGATTGGTGTTGCATCGATTTTCCAGCACTGGCATGGCAATTTGGGTACCGGTTTTGGTAAGTACCATCAGCGTGGTTTTCTCGATGGTCAAGGTGATGCATATTTCCAGCGCGGAGTTGACGACTGGCGGGCGATTACAAACATTGGTACCGCCGCAGAACGCGATGCAGTCTATGGAGTACCCGCCAGTGATGCCACTCGAGTAGCTCTTGCTAATCGCAAGGTAACCTGGTTTAACACTGATCGAGGATGGTGGGAAGAATACTTTGCCACAACTGCTCTCTCAGGACTCACGGTCACAGGACTAGAACTGACAGCTGTTTCAGGATGGTATCCTGTAGCTAATGGTCCCCAAGGAGTACTTTATGCAGCAGGTAATGAAGCCCATACAGCAGGTAGTCTCTTCACTAACTGGCGAGCCTTTGGTACTTCACCCTCAAGTAAGAATGTACCTGATGCTCTAATGTCTCGAGCAACCGAGAAACTTGTCGTGGGTATGGCCGGTCGATATCGTGCTTATGCCTACATGACCTATCCCGCAGGTGCCGGTACTGGTGCTGTCTCATTCCATGGGGTTACAAAGTCTACCGCAGGTATCGATCGATCATTCTCAATCCCAGTTCCCCTTTATGCGGGGTTCACCAATGGTATTGGTCAGGAAATCTCAGATTTGCTTCTATTCGATACGGGGTATATTTACTGGAAGACTGATGCTGCTTCTTGGGCAGTCGGTACTGCCGATGTCAGTCATATGAGTCTGACGTATATCGGGCCTCCGCTTGTAAGCGTTTGATTCGACGCGACCCGATGATCTGGGAATCGTCGGTAGAGGGCTCAGAGATGTCCGTAATCGCCTCATACCCATAGGGTCGAGTGATCAATCAGTCGAGCATTGAAGGCGCATACACGAAACCCTGCCCCCCAGCGAAAGGCGTCATGTTCCTTCGTGGAGGGCAGGGCTTTGAAGAGGGTTGCCCGAGATTCTACTCTTCGAGCTCCTCTTCGGCCTCGGCTTCAGCAGCGGCCTTCGCGGCAGCCTTCTGGGCCGCCTTGCGTGCCTTCAGCGCGTCGAGCTTCTCCTTTTTGTCGGCCTCGAGTTCGCCATTGTCGTAGGCCTCGAGAATAACCGCAACGCGCGGGTCATCCGGACCGTCGAACTCCCAGCGGGCACGGTTGCCGGCGACGATCTTGCGGTCGAGTCGACCATCCCGAGCGAGCTTGCGGAGGAGGATGCGGAGGTCACGGGTCTTGACGGTCTTGCCCGTGCGAACCTTGATGAGCTCGGCGATTCCGGCGACTCCGAAGAGCTCGTCTTCCTCTTCGACCTCAGCAGGCGCCGGAGCAGCCTTGGCGGCCTTGGTGGTAGCAGCCTTCGTTGCCATGGTGTTTCTCTTCCTGTTGATGATGGGGTTGCTCAGTTGAGCTTGCATGTATACTTTATATCTATTGGTCGGGGGTGTCAAGGCTATCAGGAATGGGCATGATGATAGTTGACATGGTTTTGCCTCGCGATATATAATGGGGTATGCGCAAAATTGCTGAAGAGGAACTCACCCTCAACCGGTACCCGACCCAGATGGCTTGCCCTAGATGTGGGACTGGCACTCTAATCGCCTTCATTCTCATAGGTTTGGGTGTCTGTAAACCGCAGTGCCAGTACTGCAAGCATTGTGAATACACTAAGGACATCAGCCGTGGCTAGTCGATATGTATTGCTTGAGGTTGACGATGTTCAACTCGCTGAAAGGTTAATGGAGAAGTTCAATGATGGAAGCAGACGAGGTAGCGCCTACCGGGTGGTCGGATACTTTGCCAAGCCAACTGACTATTGTCAGTGCGGTGTTGAAACTTGGACCACCACATCGCGTCGAGTATCTACTACAAAACGAGGACGGAAGTTCGGCTGGTACGTTTGTACAACCTGTAAGAGGCCGACTGCTTCGGAATCCGGATTAGTAAACCTGATTGCTCCCTCTGATATCATTAACCCTCAGCACTTCAATCTGAAGACAGCAGCGGGTGAACTGATCAACTACGTGATGAGTCTCTCATCTGTACATAGGAAGGTATAATGCAAACATTCCTCCCCTACCGAAGCTTTGAACAATCCGCTCGGTGTCTTGATCGACAACGATTGAACAAGCAGCGGATCGAGACACTTCAGATCATGAAGGCAATAGTGGAAGGGGGAGGCTGGGCAAATCATCCCGTCACAAAGATGTGGGAGAATTACCCCTTTGCTCTCATGTCATACCAGGTCGCAATATGTACTGAGTGGACTAAACGAGGATATAATGACACATGTCTCGAGAAAACCCGAGAACTCTTCAGGCAGTTGCCTGATAAACGTCAACTCCCGAGAGTACCTCCCTGGCTTGGCAAGAAACGGTTTCACTCAAGGCACCGAGCTAACCTCCTCCGAAAGTCGCCCACTCACTACAATCAATACCATTGGCCCGAACTACCCGGAGAGGGTTACTGGTATCCCATCCCATGAGTCGTAACTATCATTTCAAGCAGCGGCCGTACAAGCATCAAGTAGATGCAATCAAAAAGATTCTCAAACATGAGTTCGCTGATGGCGCAAAGGGTGGCGCCCTCCTCATGGACCCCCGCACGGGCAAGACTAAGATCATGTGCGATGTGGTGTCGATTCTTCACCAGTTCGAAGGACTGAACCGAGTAGTGATCATATGCCCGGTCGTCGCCATTGAGGTGTGGAAACAAGAACTTGCCGACAACATGACTGTGAAGTACCGCCTGGTGATCATGGATCGAGATGGTCGAAGGAACGGTCGTATGCCAGCGTTCGGGAAAGATATCCTAGACATTGTGATCATAAACTACGATGCCTTTTCCACACCAGGTGAACTGCGCTATCACATGCGCGGGCCTAAGAAAGGGTTGGCATTCCGCGACAAAGAGGGTAACCACCTCCGCTCCACGAAAAAGGGTGGTCGATATGCCATGAAGAACATGGTTATCACCTGGCAACCTCAGGCGATCATTCTCGATGAGAGCCACCGCATTAAGTCCCCCAGTGCTAAGAAGTCGAGAATGATTCACACCCTCGGTGCAGGTCGTGAGTATCGATACCTGCTAACAGGTACGCCAGTCACGAAGAGCAAGCGACTCTTCGATATCTATAGCCAATGGAAGTTCCTCAATCCGACTCGGTTCATTCACGAGGATGGATCGCCACTCACTTTCGCGGAGTTCAAAGATGAGTATGGTCGGTGGCTTCCCATGGAGCATTACGAAAAGTTCTTGGGTTCCAAGAATGAAGGACACTTGCACGACCTTGTTCACAAAGACAGTTTCAGTATAACCCGAGAGGAATGCTATGACCTACCGCTACTCACCCCGCAGATCATACCGGTCGAGCTTGAAGAGTCAGCAGCCGCGTATGACGCTATGGCTGAGGATATGGTGGCTCGCATTCGGACGGGGGAAATCACGGAGGCGTCGATCAAGCTGGTCCAGTCACTACGGCTTCAGCAAATTACCTCTGGGTTCGCGAAGACTGAACCGACTAAGGAATACCCGAAAGGCCGACTCGTAGCAATTGGTCGAGAGAAACTTCGGGCAATCGAGGATCGCCTCGAGGATTTGATGGAGGCAGATGAGAAGGTGGTCATAGGTGCACTCTTCAAAGCAGATATCGCTAGACTGGTTAAACTTGGACATAAGCTCGGCGTCCCTACTTTTACGATCCATGGAGGAGTGGCGCAGAAAGATCGTGCACCAATACCTGGTCAGTTTGCTAGAGTTAGTGGCGGGGCAATCTTCATTGGTCAGCCGGCCGCTGCTGGTGAATCAATTGACCTTTCTTGTGCTAGCATCTTGCAGTGGTATAGCTTGCCCAGTTCATGGGTTAACTTCAAACAATTCAGTGACCGAATCGCTCTCAGTGAGAAGCCTACCTTTCATGAGTTCTTCCTCGCCACTGGTACCGTTGACTGGATTAGATATCAAACTCTACTCGAGGACAGCGACATCGGTAAGAAAATGATCCAGTCACCTGAGTTGCTTCAGAGATTGGGTACGTCGTGGGGCAAAACAGCCACAGCAATCGACGATGCACTTCAGTTGTTTAAGAATGTCGTTCATTGACATGAGACCTGGGTTCTGGTAAGATAGTTTTATGCCAGCCACTAGTGTATATGGGATCGCCATTGGCGACTCGTTTAAAGATGACGATGGCGAAGTCTTCACTGTATTACGGTTCGTTACTCCCGGCGGACCACATATCAAATGGAAGGCTATCGTCAAGGGAGAAGAGGGCGAGGGTTCAATGCTCGTCGAGGATTTACTAACAATGCAGGAGGTATTCACATGACACGAGAACTGAAGGTAGACCTTGTTGCTCCTTCGGGCGAAACTGAACTGGTAGTCATTGACATGGATAAGGTCGATGAACACAAGATCTTCACAGGGATTCGCGACAACATTGGAGGAGTTGATCACGTTGGCACTCCTGAGGCCATGAGTTATTTCCGAGCAACTGACCTCGAGACTGACAAGAAGTATGATCTGGCAATGTTGTTTACTCGTGAGTATCTCGAGCGAGCGAAGCCGATGCATCTCCAAACAGACTATCAGATAGTCACACGATCGTTGATCAAACTTGTAAAGAAGATAAACGATGGAGTATTCAAGTGATCATAGTAGAAGGCCCCGACGGAGGAGGTAAAACAACACTCATCCGTCAACTGCAGGAAGCATATCCTGATCTACCTGTCGCTCCTCGAGTAGTGAGTAAGCAAACAGAGGCTATGGTCGACATGCAGGAGTGGGTCAATCGCAACTTATCTGAAGGCCCTCAGTGGATGTTGTTTGATCGACACCGCCTCATCAGTGAGTTCATCTATGGACCTATTCTTCGGAAGCAACAGGCTTCAGGATTCAGCGACCCTGTCTGGGTTTGGCACTCACTCCGTCGATTCGAACGACTTCGCCCCATCCTCATCTATTGCCTGCCTCCCCTCGAGACGGTCATGGAGAATGTGATCGGCGATGAGGATAATGCTCGGGTGTGGGATCACATCATGGGTATCTATACCGCATACACACATCGAGCTATCCTCGATGCTCTGCACAATGGAGCGATCATTTACAACTACCAGAGTGATGGTCAGGAAGACGACCCCCTTGCCATCTTCGAACGACCCTTCAACACCATGAGAGAGCGAGCAAAAGTACATGCCTAAAGGTACAAATGAATCCAGCACAGACCCATATATCAGTCAGGGGTTCCAAGCCGCATTCGAACACCAGATCAAGATGCAGGTTGACGTGTATGGCGATGGTACTCCACTAGGCAAGTACGATCCTCAGCGCAAGATTGAGTTCGTCAAGGACCAGTACATCGCGCTAGTCATGGAAATGGGCGAGGCTCTTGATGAGATCGGTTGGAAGCCCTGGGCATCAAGCAAACACTTCAACCGTGATGCATTCAAGGGCGAACTAGTGGATGTGCTACACTTCTTCTTCAACCTTATGGGCGTGGCAGAAATTACACCTGAGGAACTCATCGACGACTACTTCAAAAAAGCAGCCAAGAATCTCAAGCGTCAGCAGGATGGTTATGATGGAGTGAGCACAAAGTGCCCCGGCTGCCATCGTGCCCTCGACGACACTGCTGTGAAGTGCCATGAAATGGGCGTATTCTGGGCAGCAAATGCTCATGTCTTCTGGTGCGACCAACTCGCCAAGGAAGTTTCACGACCACTAGGGGAAGAGAACTGATGCATTACTACCACGCTGCAACTATGACCGATATGCATAATCAGATGGTCGATGGTTTGCTCTTCGGTACTCCAGAAACTCTTGATCTGATAAGTTCGGTGGATGTATCTCAACATCACGTTGTATGCGAAGTCGACAGCATGGAATGGGATTTCGATCTGAAGACTTCATGGTTGACGAAGAACCGCTGGTCAATGCTTGTACGTCAGTATATCGATCCTCAAGATTTGGAGTCATGGATTGGACGAATCACCGCACGTATCGGACTCAAGGAACGTGGTATGGCAGTTATGCGAACAAAGACAGTTAAGCCCCGAGGAGGTGAAGCGACTGGTCATACCAATAAGCAAACTCGAATCTGGGGCGCGTGCATGCTCAGTTTCACCTACAAGGCGAAGCCCTACCCTACTCTCACCCTCCACTCGCGCACGTCTTATATGGGGTACATCGCCGGACTTGACCTAACCATTGCTTATGTAATCGGCAAAATGCTGGCACGGGAGCTTGGTATTCCCGTCTCGAAGATGAAGTTCGTCTGGTTCAACGAGGCCAGCCAGTGGCATTTCTTCAAGTCGATGTCGTTCGTACTCACGAACCCCGATCCCGAGAAGTCAGAACTTTTCCGTACGTTGCTCCTGGCACCCTCAGCCGAGCTGGATAGAGAACACAAGAAACTGATCATCAACCACCCGGCCATTCGTGGTTCAAGGAAGTGGTTGCAGAAGGTTGTTGCTGAAGATGCTGAGGGTCGCACCTACGGGAAGCTAACCTATAACACCTTCCGTCGAGTTATCCGTCGGTATCACACTGAGGTTTATGGCGAAGAACATGCTCGGCAATTCGAGGGTTGGCAGGTGTATAAGCGAGGACCTCTGGTGGGACAGAACCAGGAGTTCTTCACAGCGTATCCTCCCTTGCCCTCAGTACATGTCGACACTCTTGATTTCGATGCTATCAAAATGCCCATGGGTCGACGCTATGGTGATCCTTTCATCGGAGGCGACAACGATGAGGACGAAGATGATTGACTAAGGTCTCAGGTACTGATATGATCGTATCACGCACGCTTCATGTCATGGCATGATCAGAGAGCTCTCAGAGATTAGGGACCGCATGTTTATCGCATCATCATTCGACAATCTGACAACCAATTTGCCATGGGACTTCGGGAATCTATTCGATCTACTTAAGCGCAATTTAATCTCGGCCCCGCCAGTGTTTCTGGGAGAGTGGCAAAGTCAAAAGGTAGACACGAAGATGCGTGAACTGCTCCACGTAGTCTTCGAATGGCAGATTCCTAACACTGCTGAACAACTTGGTATTGAAACTGGTGCACGACTTCCCTGGGCAGAAGATCATTTCCAGGAACGAGTCTCAGGCGAGCCGATGAATCCCAGTCCTAGCGAGGCATGGTGGCCATTCCGTCAGAAGAAAGATGGTGACACAAACACTGATCACAAGTCTGAGGGCCAGGCATTCTCCCACACATATCCCGAGCGAATGTGGCCGAAACGAGCCCAGCCTGCTTGGTATGATGAAGAGGGACGACTCATGAATCAACCTCTCATGCATGGTATACGATTCGCATATGGGGATCTCAATGATGTCGTCGTACAACTCCGCGATCATCCGAACACGCGGCAAGCATATCTCCCGATCTGGTTCCCCGAGGATACGGGAGCAGTACACGGCAAGAGAGTCCCATGTACTCTCGGTTATCACTTCACCATTCGTGATGGTGTTCTCGATATTAGTTATTTCATGCGTAGTACTGACCTTATCCGGCATTTTCAGGACGATGTATATCTTGCATGTCGCCTCGCACAATGGATGGTTGATCAACTACGAAATGAAGCACCCCATCGACCACTCAAAGTGGGTAAGCTAATATTCCACACCGCAAACATGCACATCTTTGACGACGATGTTCCAATACTGGAATACTGGGAAACGATTGGGAAGCGGTGGTACTGATGTTCCGCCTCCTGATTACTGGGTCTCGAAACTGGGAGGATTTTCGCACGGTCTGGAGTGCGCTTAATCGTCTCGATGAGAAGCTAGGTCCTCGTCCCGCTGTAATGATCAATGGGGGTGCTCGAGGGGTGGATATGATCGCCGTTGAACATTGGACTCGAGCACTCGGTCGAGGCAAACTGCAGCAGGGTGATCGCATGATCGAGACGCATATCCCTGACTGGACTAAAGGTCGAGGTGCGGGTATTTTCAGGAATCAGCAGATGGTTGATAGTGGTGCCAATCTCTGCTTCGCATTCATACATCGGGAGTCACGCGGAGCTACACACTGCGCTAATGCCGCGATTAAAGCCGGGATCAAGACATTGATTTGGAGAGAATGATGGAAAGGATTACCCGAGATGAATATCTCATGGAGGTCGCGCATGTGGTGGCGCGTCGTGGCACTTGCTCTCGCGCTCAAGTGGGTGTTGTCTTTGCCCGTGAAGGCCGTATCGTGGCTACTGGTTACAATGGTGCTCCTCCCGGTATTGCTCACTGTACACACGAGTCCTTCACGATCGAACGCTCGACTCTGGAGCTTCCTTCGTGGCTGGCGCCAGTGGCGGATATCCGTCCTATTTCTTGGGGTACCACCTGGTACTGGGATGGAGAAACTGTCAGCACTGACGCCAAATGCACTGTTGTATCTCACGCCGAGCGGAACGGTATCGCCTTCGCCGCAAGGGAGGGCATACGGCTTGGTGGCACCGACGTCTTCTGCACCCATGCTCCCTGTGAAGATTGTGCCAAATCCTTGCTTGGGGCCGGAATTCGCTCGCTTGTATACAGGACGCCATACCGACTGACCTCAGGTGTGGAACTGCTTATCTCGGCAGGTATCCCAGTCATTGACCTCAGTGATCCGGTTTGATATAATCTACTGATGGTAATTCAACTCGACAACCAATGTCTGCTATGTGCAGAGCATGATGTAGAAAGTTACGCAATCGGACCCCGTGATGCGAAGATCGTTGTCGTCACTAATCGCAAGAGTTCAGGAAGGTTTCAGGATGCTCTTGACCTCCAGCTTAAGGAGCTCGGCCTGGACATCACTCAGGTACTCTTTACTCCTGTCATTAAATGCCGATCGTTCGATGTCTCTCTTTCGAACAAGCGACTGCGGGAACATGCAGCGAGATATCTTCTACCTGAGTTGGATCGTTACCCACGTGAATTTATTCTCTGCTTGGGCAATGAAGCCCTTCTCGCCGTCGTGGGTAAGTCAGGCATCACGAAATATCGCGGAAAGACTTTTGAATACAAAGGAGCCGACGTCATTTCATCGGTATCACCGTCAGCCGTTAATCGAAACCCTGGTCAGAAGCCCGGTTATATTGCAGATCTTCGACTCTTTATCAACAAGGTTAATGGTACAGCCACTGGTATACCCGATCCGAAGTATATCGTAGCAGATTCCAAGGAGAACCTAAGAAAGGTTTTCAAGATCCTCGATATGACCGAGGAAATCTACATCGATATTGAAACGAACTCGAAGGAGTACTATCAAGATGACGCTGCTATGGTGTCCCTGGCCGCTACTTGCGTCGTGGTCGATAGCTTCGGCAAGCATCGTGCAGTGTTCGCGGTTCCACTCTTCCACCCTCAATCACCATGGCGTTCTCAGTGGCGAGAAATCCTGCGACTGCTTGGTCTTCACTGCAACCACATCAAACGTGTTGTAGCGCACAACGCCTCATTCGATTGCAAGTGGCTGATCTGGTGTGGGATGAAGTTGTACCCAACTTTCGATACCATGCTTGCTATCCACAACATGGATGAGAATATTCAACGCGGGCTTAAGCCTCAGGCTATGGCCCGTCTTGGTGTTGAGTCTTGGGGTATTGATACTGGGTCGCTTCTCCGGACTCCGATCGCAGAAGTGCTTCACTACAACGTTCTCGATACCTGGTACATGTATTGGGTGAAGCAACAACTTGTCGAGGAACTGAAGAAAGATCTACGCATTGCCCGTATCTTTAAGTTCCTTACCATGCCGGCACAACGTGACTTGATCAATAGTGAACTGCGTGGTGCCTGGATCGATGTGAAACGGCTGAAGGAACGTAAGCCGATTGCTGAAGCAAACCTTGCACGCATTGAAGCGAACATCTTTAAGGCAGCAAAACTTGACGAGGTACCAACCGATGTCTGGCCCCACAATGTCAAACACTTGGTTCGTGGTGATAAGATCATACCTTGGGAAGTGAATTTTAACGCCAGTAACTTTGCACGATGGATGTTGTTCGACTGGCTTGAGTTGCCGATCAATGATGAGCAACGAGGTAAGGTCAAGGAAGATGGTGGTCCTGGTAACCCAAGCATGAAGGAAGAGGTGCTACTCCATCTTCAGGCTGAAACACACCACCCAGTAATCGATCACATGCTTGAAAGAGTTACCGCACAGAAGCACCTCAGTAGTTTCTTCAATCCATATGAGGAGTTGTATGATGAGAACCACCGGCTACACACGACTTTCAAGTTGGCGGGAACAGTTACAGGTCGACTCAGTTCGGGTAAATCGGACCCGGATAAGATTAGTGGTTCGCGGGGTAAGATGCGAGGTGTCAATCTTCAACAAGTACCTCGTGACCCATTCATCCGAGGGCTCTTCGGTGCTCCGCCTGGGTGGACCTTCGTTGAGGCTGACTATTCACAAATCGAACTGAGGATCGCAGCATACCTTGCCGATGAAACCACGATGAAGCATATCTACGCTAACAATGGTGACATCCATCTCTCGACTGCTGCAAGAGTTACAGGTTTGCCTGAGTCTCAGATCACGAAGGAGATTCGCAAGGTAGTAGGTAAGCCGATCAACTTCGGCTTTCTCTATGGCATGGGCTGGCGAAAGTTCATCGAGACCGCATTCAATAACTACGGTTCTGTATTCACCGAAGCCGAAGCTCAGGCTGCGCGCATAGTGTACTTCCAGTTGTATCCTAAACTGCTTCCCTGGCACGCCAAGCAGCGCCGACTGGTCAATGAGTATGGTCGAGTGGTAAGTCCGCTGGGGCGAATCCGTCACTTGCCTGATATCTACTCACCTGATCGAGGAGTACGCATGGAGGCTGAACGCCAAGCAATTAACTCGCCAGTGCAAGGTTTTGGTTCTGACATGGCAGTGATTGCCATGATTGAGATTAACCGACGTCTCCGCGAACTTGGGTGGGATCAGTACGCACATTGCCTTGGTCTGGTACACGACGCTATCAACTTCGAAATTCGCGACGACTACGTCTCACGAGTGATTCCGATTATTAAGGATTGCATGGAAGACCTCGACCACCTGTACAGGAGATTTGGGGTAGTAATCGACATTCCAATTATTGCAGATGTTTCAGTCGGGCAGCACTGGGGAGATAAGCTTGAGTTGACTGCTGAGCAGGTATACGACTTCGATCTTAAGTACAAGTACGAGAAACTTAAGGCGGCATAAATTGCCAGTTGACGGGGTATATACCTTGCGATAAAATTAGGCATCGGCATAAATGATGCCGGGATTAACTCAAGGAGATGAATACAATGACAGTTATCCTCAACCGCGATTGCCAATTCTGCAACGATGGTACGCACGCGACGTACGACGCCAAGACCTACCGCGGACCCTGGGCTTACGTCTGCACTCCACACCTCAAGGAATACTGCGTACCGAACCTCTCGCTGCGCACTGAAATAACTCGCGAAGTTGAACTGCCGACACCGATTCCATTCCAGGAGTATGTCAATCAGGATGATGCGCACCAGATGGGGGAGGGATTGCCACGCCACTCAATGATCCACCTCCGCGCCGCATATCGGCAAACTTTCGGAGTACCCGCGGGGCCCCAGGTCAACATCACTCGTGAGCCCATTGAGGAGGCAGTATCATGAAGTTCGGAATATTTGAGGTCGAGTACGACCTTGAAGCGGGCACTCTCACAGTGGTCGATACTTTCATGAAGCACATGTTCTGTATCGGCGGTGACCAGGTTGACATACTTGACCTGGACTCCAATGTTCTCGATTCCTGGGAGCTGCCGGTATGAACCGCTCACTCCGCGACATTGCGCGGGAACCTCGTCATGATATCTATTGGCGCAAAGAGCAGAAGGCGCTGAAGCAAGCGGGAGTTAGCCAGATCGTCACCATGAAGTGTTTGACTTGGCAACTCCAAGAGTTCATCAATCGTGGATGGGCAATGCTCGGCCAAAAGACCACCGGTGGTGGATACAGTACCACATTCATTCTCCAGATCGATCGCCAAGTTCTGGAAGCCCGATCATGACTCGGCGATTTAAGCCCAAGCCCCGTCGGAAGTACTGTAAGTACTATGGAGGCAAGGTCATCTTTCCCACTTTGCTGGATGTGAAGATCGAGCTCGCGGATCACATGCGTTATGGTACCGAGTCACGGCCTTACAAGTGCGGATGGCGAAACCACTACCATATCACGACGGAGGTTAAGGCATCGGGTAATTGACTCCGCGGCTCTCGCATGGTAGGATTGAAGCACTAACTTACTTCCAGGAAAGCAGTCTTCATGAGCGAACTGCAACGGCTAGAGTCGTTGATGTCCCCTGACCACAGAGGCTTGTATTGGGACGAGTCGGCAAATAATGGCGCTGGTGCTCGGATCATCACGCACTCTATGCTGAAGCAATTCCGCAAGTGTCCGATGTGCTCCTACTTCAAATACGTCCTTCGCCTTAAGCCCAAGACTCTGGCTAAGACTCTTAAGCGCGGCACTTGGGTTCACGCACTCCTCGAAGAACATACTAATGGTGGCGACTGGATGGCGCTGCATCAGAAGTTTGCGGCACAATTCGATAAGTTGTTTGATGAGGAGAAAGATTACTACGGCGATCTGCCGAGTGAAATTCTCACCATCATGCGGTCGTACATGTGGCATTACAAACATGACCCCTGGAAGTACATCGCCAATGAGTTCACAATGGAGTGCTTCTTCCCAGATGGCACGATGTACCGATGCAAGTGCGACGCTCTGATTGAGAATGCCTTCGGTCTCTGGCTCGTCGATCGCAAGACTCACAAGACTCTCCCCGGTCTCGACTTCCGTCTTCGTGATGGTCAGTCTGCCCTCTATCTCTGGGGCGCCCGTGAAAATGGACTGCCCGTACAGGGTTTCATTTGGGACTATGTCAAGTGGAAGGCACCCAATCCTCCTGCTTTGCTGCAGAATACAACGAGGATCAGTGACTCTGCCAATGACACTGACTACCCTACCTTTGTTACAGCGTTGAAGAAGTACAAGGAAGAATACCCCGAGACTTTCCAGATTCGTCCTAAGGACCGTGAGAAAGCCAAGTGGCTTCGTAATATGCAGTATGAATTCGGCAAGCCACAGACCTCCGAGCACTTCCGCAGGGATATTCTCGAGAAGTCTGACGATATGCTTGACCGCGTCGCGCACATGAACTACTTCACGGCACTCCGAATGAACAACTATGACTGGAATGACATCAACGCCATCGAAATGGCAGACCCCATGAACTGGGGCGGTTGTTTCTACGACGACCTGCATATTGCTCACCTCATGGGAACCAACCTCCAACCACTCATCAAGCAAAACTATGTGGTCGGCGATCCGAACGACTACTACCAAGATCGCGCAGGCGATTTCGAGAAGGGAAAGTACTAATGGCTGACTATGGTGAAGAACGAGGTGACGGCGGAGTTCGCGCCTATCCAACTGCAGAAGAACGAGGGAAGATCAACAAGAAAATGGGCAAAGACTTTGAAGATACTCGTGAGGGTACGGTACCTTACCGGCTTGATGAACTCGAGGAATCTCTTCAGATGTCTGATGTTCTTATCACACGGCTGTATGAGAAGCTCGATGCACTGCTCACGCCAGAACGACCAGTCGCTGAGATGGGGAGTAAGAGTGACACGGACACTCGACAAAGTCACAGTCCCATAAGCGAACGTCTAGATAGTAGTATCTGGCGCATTCGCAACCACAACTCCCGTCTCGAATCGCTTAGCTCGAGGATCGATTTCTGATGGCAACGATCGACTATGAGGCCCTAGCGGCTAAGCATATATCCCGTCCAGCCGATGGCAACCGATACCCCAAGTTCTTGGTATATGGTCGTCAGAAGAAAGGTAAGTCCACCTTCAGTTTGAGTGGCGGCATCGAGAATACTTTGCTTCTCGACCCTGAAGATGGTACGGACGAGATGAAGAAGTCCAACCCTCATGTGTGGAAGATCGGTCGCTGGCAAGACCTCGACGATGCTTACAACTACCTGAGATATGGCAAGCATCAATACAAGTGGTGCTCTGTCGATGGACTGACTCGCTTCAATAACATGGCTCTTAAGTACACTATGCACTTGCAGGAGGAGAAGTCGCTCGATCGTATTCCTGGCTTGGTGCAGCAGCGCGACTATGGTAAGTCGGGTGAACTGATGAAGGATCTACTGACTCGGTTCCACAACCTACCTATGGGCGTTGTCTTCACTGCACAGGAACGTATGGCAGAAGCCTTCAACTCGGAAGAGGATGAAGAGATTGCCTCTGAAGATGAAGCTGCGGCTGTCTTTGTTCCCGACTTGCCCAAGGGAGTCAAGGGGTATGTCAACTCTCTCGTCGATGTAATCGGTCGTATCTATACCGTGAAGGTCGATGATGGCAAGGGAGGTATGAAGATCCAGCGGCGACTTTGGATCGGTGATTCCTTAAAGTATGACACGGGGTATCGTTCTGATTTCCCCCTGCCTGACTACCTCTCAAACCCCAGTGTGATTCGCCTGACTCGCATGATCCGCACTGGATCACCCATCGCCCCAAAGGCAGCAGCCAAGTAAGGAGACCTTAGATCCACAAACCTCGCATGATAAACTAAATACCGACCCCACTAAATAAGGAGAACCCAACCATGGGAGCAACCGCAAGAATTGTTGACCTGAGTAATGTCAAGGAGGGCGGTAACTTCAACAAGAATCGCATCGCCTCCGGGGACTATCTCGCAAAGATCACCAAGGTCGAAGACGCAGTCGCGCCTGACAAGACGAACCAGTATCTCTTCACGATTCAGATCGTGGGTCACTCGGCGACTCGCCTGCCGTACTACTGCAAGCTCCAGGACAACCAGCTCTGGAAGTTGCGCGGCATCTTCATCGCAGCCGGCAAGACCGTGCCGAAGCAGAAGACTCGGATCGATCCGAACCAGATTGTCGGGAAGCTCATCGGGGTAACACTCGAGGATGCTGAGTTCGAAGGCAAGGAGCAGAGCGAAATCGCTGGGGTCTTCCCGAGCGCAGAGCTCGGCGACACAACGGCAGTTTCCACTTCACCGGCTGACGATGGTGAAGATGACGAGCCGGAAGATGACGAGCCCGACGATGGTAGCGACCTCGATGCACCTGTTACAGAAGAGGAAGAGGAAGTCGAAGAAGAGACCGAAGAGGAAGAGGCAGACCCTTATGCTGACCTCGACCGTGCGACACTGAAGTCTCGGATCAAGGCACTGCAGCCGGACTACAAGATCTTCACTCGGCACACCGACGACGACCTGCGTGAGACACTGCGTTCGATGGATGCCACTGAAGAAGTCGAAGAACCAGCACCGCCGGCTCGCAAGGCACGTGCGCCGAAGGCATCGACCGAGAACCTCTCGGACGACGATCTGGACGACCTCGACATCGACAACATCTAAGCCTGGCGGGGCCCCGTCCCACCCCGTCACAAACCCAGAACCCCTTACGCCGGCGGTCCAACTACGGTGCGAGGGGTTTCTGGCGGAACCTCGACATTGACCGACATTATATCTTACTGATAGGATCAAAACATGACCCAAGCAGAGTCCCGACTGAGCCGTAAGATCCTAGACGCGCTCAGGCTGGAGGGCTATTTTGCTTTTAAGGTACACGGTAGTAAGTATATGATGGCAGGACTGCCTGACATTATCGTTTGTGCGCATGGGTTGTTCATCGGGCTTGAAACAAAAGTTCCAGGAAAACTTGAGAATACTTCAGTTAGTCAGAAGCGAGTACATGCAAAGATAATCGCAGCAGAGGGGGCAGTCTATACGGTTGCTTCTGTTCGTAGGGCCCTGGAAGTAGTAAAAGAAACTCTCACAGCGGTAGGCATAGTACAATGAGACGCTCCGAGAACCGCCCTTCCCCTACTCCCTCGCGCGATACCGCCCCGCCGATGCCCTATGATACAGCGAGTGATCAATGGGCGCGCAGGTTGACCGAAGCAAATCTACGGAGCTTGACCTCAGATTATTTAATGACGCCCGAGCAATCTCGCACCGACGATATGATTGACGCTCACACTGAGTTCCTGCGTCGCGAGTCGCTTGGTTTGCTGCATGATGACAAGAGCCTAGAAATGACCCCCCGCGCCAAAAGATCATCATCGGGTAATCGATCGCGCAAATGATCGCGGCAACGCAGGGATAATCCCAGGGGGCAAAGGGATTATGCTCATTGATCGCGCATCGATCGCATGATATGATGAACCCTTTCTGTTCCGTCTGATAAAATAGTATACATGAGAGCTATTCTCGCACTAACTGTAACTACCGTTCTCTTGGTGCTCGGTGTCGGATCCCCCGCCATTGCAGCACCTCCATCCCCCACCACTACTATAACTCTTGATTCAACTACCGGCGCAGGACTTCCGCTACAGGAAGTTGCTGCTGACTGGTCAAAGAACACCGACGTGACTGTAACAGTCGCTCCATGCTCAGGCCCGCTCTGCATCACGTTCTCACGACCGATGGCCGTGTGCGGGATCACCATTATCATCAACCCTCCGCCTGGCTGTGCTCACCCTGGTGTCAGTGGGTCATGCCATAACGAGATCGCGAGCTGGATTAGCAATGCGCTCCTGCTGCGAGTAACTCTGCATGAGGTTGGGCACTGCATCTACTGGTTCGGCGGAGCTGGATTCGTCCATCTCGACAGCCGTAACGCTGTGATGAATCCGACTGGGGACTACGGCTCTGGGCCGGTGCGGTTAACCAGTGCTGATCGTCGGTTCGCCAAGACCCTATTCTAAAGAGGCACACCGTGCCTACGCAGGCTAACACCATTCTGCCCCTAAGTTTGGGGCTCAAGGGCAGAACAGGAGGCGATTCGGGTCGCCTTTGCTATGCAGGGGCGTCTGGGGGACCCCCTACAATCCTTAGTGTTGGATGTTTGTCTTGATTGGTCAGATGTCCTTGGTGAGCGAGCTGTCGTCGCATGAATTCCTCCATGTCAACCATGTAAAGTTCATCGGTCGGCATCTTGAGGATAGCTCCACACCAGCCGCAGTCAATGGTGACGTTGGCAATGGCAAAGTCCTGAGCCTTGTCGATGGTGGGGTGCTCGAAGTCGAAGGTGTTCCCGCAAGCACTACAGTGAATCAGGACGCTCATCTTCGGGGACCATTGATTCGTAGTTCTCCATGAGAGTCTTAGTGCTCATGGTAAAGGTGGTTGCTGGGGTCATGATGTTGCGCAGGCGGTGTCGCTCAACCACCCAGTAGGTCACCGTATTGCCGGCTTCCTTGTTGACAATCTCGATGATGCGTGAGCCGGGAGGGTTGTCATGCTCCTGATACCGATTGCGAAACTGCTGACCCTCCCTGATAGAGCGGTCGAAGTCAGTCACTTCTCGGGGTGTGGGATCTGGCATGATCTTCTCCTTTGGTTGAAAAGGTGAGGAGGGGCCGGGCAGTAAAGGCTGTGGCACTGTTATCCCGCTTACGTCCAGCTTTAAGGAACCCTATCCTGTTGAGTGATACTATATCACTCCTCGATATCGAGGTCTTCCTCGTCGAATTCCTCGAGGTCTTCCAGCTCCTCGATTTCCTCGACCTCTTCGATCACTTCGTCAGCCTTCGGTGCGCGACCTCGGCGCTTCGATCCGCCCTCAGTTGCTCCGCGGCCTCGGCCGGGCTTGCTGTTCTTCCATGCCTCGTACTCAGCCTTGATCTTGGCGACGTCGGATTCCTTGAACTCGTATCGGCCGCCAGCGCCGACTGCTTCGAAGGTCGACTTGCCCGAACGGAAGAACTGTCGCAACTGCTTGGCGTCGGTACCCACCAATGCTGCGACTTCCTTGGCTCCGAGCAGTGCCTCGCCATTGGCAGTCTTGCCACCCTCGGTGTACTTCGTCTGCTTGCCCTTTGCCTTGACAACCTTGGCCGGCGGAGCTTCATCGACTTCGTCCTCCTCGGGCAGCTCGATGTCGTCTTCCTCTTCTTCGTCGACCTCTTCAACGTCGTCGACTTCTTCTTCGTCACTGTCCTCGACCTCGAGAAGCGCGTCACGAAGGGCTGCCTTCGTCGTCAATTCGTCGGTGTCGAGTCCCTCATCCTCAGCAGTCGAGCGGAGCTCGGCAAGGGTGAGCTTGTTCAGAACGGTACCTGTGTACTTCTGTCCCATGATATGTTCTCCTCATGTTTATCCCCTCGCTTTGAGGCGATATGAAATACCTTACCAGGGCAGTGCCTTGATGTCAATAGCAGGAAGAAACTCCGTCAAACTTCTTTTCGCCCCTCAACCCCGGGACACTCTTCATCGATGCTCAGAGGATTCAGGGCAGCATGACAATCGAAACAAATTTCGATGGAATCCTGAGCAGCCTGATTTGCTGCTTCTTCAGTCGACGATGTGATTATCTCCGTATCGATCAAATCTGCTTGAATCGGGGTAATCTGCATCTCTACCCAGTTGTGCTTGGCCATTTACCATTCTCGCTTCCCTTATTGTTTGCTGGACTTTTGACAGGGTCATACTGAAGCACAACCGCATACTGTAATCGTCGACGAACAACTCACGAAGTTCCTCGAGTACATCAGCAGTTGTCTCCAGATCTTCAATCTTAACCATGGTAGAACCTTGGCCGATTCAAATCCCAACCCTGGTTGTACTGTGGTCGCCGAAGGTCCATCAATTCTGCATTGCTACCGCAGATCATGCAGCGGTATGCGACGCGAGTAGCCGGCAGTCGTGAACCATTCAGCATCTTGGCCCCGATACCCTTGTGAACGAAGATACTCGGTCGCCGGCAATACGCGCACCAGTAATGTGCCTCATGGTCAGCCTCCAACCTCGGTCTCCATACTAACGTCTTGATGATCGGCTTACCCTTGAGCTTACCCTCGGTGTGGAATTTATTCTTGACTTTCACAGTACGCATTGGCGGAACGAAATTCAGTCCTGGGCAGTTGATCGCCGCGTTCTCGATCTTGGGTAATACCAACTTGAACCCTGCGAAGGCCTCTTGGTATGTACCGAATCGCTTTGATTTCCAGGTGGTGTCACCTTTCAACTGCAGTAGCAATCTCCATGGCTTCATCTCTGGTGTGTAATGATCCGGCAACTTCGGTACTCTGGTGAAGTATGCTCGGTACTCAGGATCACGCAACAGTTCCCGAATTGTGATGAGCCCTACTGCTGTCATTGCCTACCTCCACTCAATATTTATGCCGCGCATGAAGCGCGATAAATCAATCATAATGCCTGGTTTGATCCATGTATACTGCCTGAGGAGTCGGAATCTCATATTTGCATCCAGAGTCCGCATGACATAGTATAGATATTGAGTACTCAACCACGAGGCTCACTCACAACTACTACGCACGAATAGGTAAGGGACAACAGAATAATGACGAACGCAAGATCGACTGTCTTTAAGGCTGGGATGGAAGAGGGGAGAATGCAGGTTCGCGCAGCAGCAATCGATTTTCTCAAGGAATACCTCGTCGACGATAAAGAACATCGTCCAGAAAGGGGCACTCCTGAGTATGAGTATGGTATGGAGCTTACTCGAGAACTGATCAAGCACATTGGAACGGTGGAACTGAAATGACTGAGATACTGAAGGTTCTTGAAGCTTACGTTGCTACTCCTGAGAATGGAGTAGTTCTCGAACTCACTCGCCCTGAAGTACGTGAGATTCTGGACTCACTTCATGACTGAGCCAGAGATTTACAAAGTCCAGCACATAAATGTGGGACCGTTCCCGTTCTACATCTTCATTCATGCCACCCATGAAGATTTTGTAAAGTATGGTAAGAAGCATGGTGGTAAGAAGAAGTGGGGAAAGGCTGATGCCATGACCTACATCCATACGAAACTTGGCATCACTCTCCATTTCGTAAAGGACAGGTTTCACATCGACCTCGTCGCACATGAAGCCACACATGCCGCCCTTTGGTCGCTCGATCGTGATGCCTGGCCTAAGAATCTAAAGGTCAAGCTCTTTAACCATCCCGAGAAGATAGCTGTCCGCGTTGGTTCTCTGACCGCGCTGATCTGGCTGATGCTTCCTGATTATCAGCAGAGAGGTGAAGAAGCTCAGGTCGCAGACTGGGTACAGCCCCCGTTTCACTTCGGTCCTGAGGGTGCCAGTCTGCCCGACTCTCACATCTACAGCACACCTACTGAAGAGGCGGGTTTGAATGGTCTCTAAGGCTTCTGCCGAGAAATCACTGCGTCTTATCTCACAAGCCTGGGGCCCTCAGTCTGGATATGTATTCTTTCCCTACATCGATCGTGAAGAACAACGTCGCACTGGTATCCGTCGGCAGGGATTCCATGAAGGTCCGTCGTTTTTCTGGCCGAAGGAACGTGAGCAGATCGTTGAACACTTCCTCGCTCACACTGCGCATGACCTGTACTGGACGGTGGGTATCTTCGAGTACCCCATCCGCCAGGAAGCCTATGCGATGGATGAGTACGCTCTATGGGCTGACCTCGACACCGCTGATCCGAACTACATTGATGAGTATCCGCCATCGATCGCATGGGAGACAAGCCCCGGATCATATCAGGCTCTCTGGCTTGCTCAGCGAGGCACAGGGTCATTCCAAGGTGCGTCATGGCCAGGCAATGAGAATCAGAAACTCACGTATTATGTAGAGGCTGACCCCTCAGGCTGGGACTTGGCGCAGCTTCTGCGTGTACCAGGGTTCGAGAATCACAAACCTGAGTATGAACAAGAAGATGGATCGTATCCCTCAGGTAAGATTCTCTGGGTTGATGGGCCACGTTATGAACTGACGGATTTCTCAGAATTGCCTGATGTTCAGATCGGTGATGCTAAGCTCACTGATGCATTGGCTCAAGATATCGATGCCGTAGATAGGCTCGCAGTTATAGCTCGTGTCAAACTAAAGTTGAATCGAACAGCAAGGGAGTTGCTCAATGCCCGGGAAGCGTCGGGAGATAAGTCCGAGAGTCTCTGGTACCTTATCAGATGCCTTGCAGATGTGGGATGTTCAGTCAGCGAGATTGTGGCAATTGCCCGGGAGACTGTCTGGAACAAGTTCTCAGAAAGACAGGACGAGCTTCGGAGGCTCATCGCTGAGGCGAGTAAGGCCATCGCCAAGCGCTCAGAAGAGACGGTTGCAAAGCTGGAGGGGGGAGTCGCTGACGCAGATGAGATTGACCGCCCAGACCCGGAACGCCTCGGCTTCCTCCTCAAGAACATAAAGAAACCTAAGTATATAGTCAAAGATATACTAACGGAGGGTGCTTGTGGATTCATTGCTGGAGAACCTAAGTCGTATAAGTCTTGGCTCGGACTTGATCTGGCTTTCAGTGTTGCTACTGGTGCTGATTTTCTGGGTCATTTCAGAGTGGTCGACCCGGGACCTGTCCTCTACATTCAGGAGGAAGATCCGCCGGCTACGCTTAAGAATCGCTCGGCGAAGATCTGGGTCAACAAGGCGGTCGACAAGTTCGAACTGATCAAGGATGAAGGAGTCGCTGGTATCTGGTGGCTACCTCCAGAGCAGGAATCCAAGTTCGATCCGCCTGTCTATGCCATGCTACAGAAGGGATTCATCATCTCAGATGAAGCCTGGCAGCTATGGCTCGATGAGACCCTCGCTAAGGGGATGTCTGGAGAGCCGTACAAGCTCCTCATTATCGATACGCTGATGATGACAGCAGGAGATGTTGAGGAGAACAAGTCACAACAGATGACGAACCTGATCTTCCGTCCGCTGAAGGTCCTCTCAAGAAAGCATAACTGTGCCATCATTATCATCCACCACATGTCTAAAACCGAGAAGTCTCGACCTGGTCAACGGATGCTCGGGGCTGTCGCGAATCACGCTTGGGCGGAGGACAGTATCTACCTCTCACCTACGGGTGGGCACCACATTAGGCTTGACACTGAGTCTAAGACCATCCCGGGTAACGTATACCGTATTGACAACCTCAATAACCTCCAATGGAATCCGACTGTTACTCATTGGGGCACCGACAATGAAGTGAACTCTGACAACCCCGCCGAGTATAAGTCCTATGAAACCAAGAAGATCACCGCTCGTGATGAAACACTGAGGTTGCTTGAGCAGGGTCCTATGACAACCCAGGCCATCGCTGAAGCTCGAGGGGTATCTCGATCAGCTGTACATCGTCAACTCACGAGGCATCTTGAACAGGGAAGGTTGAAGCGACAGCAACTACCTGATGGTAGTAATAAGTGGTTCCTTAAGGAGTAGCAAAAATAGTTATTGCTTTGGAATTGATTAATTGCAATAATTAGGTGATGCATTAATTGCATTGAAATTGAGCGAAAGGAATTACTATGACGAAGTACACCATCACTCTCGAGCTAGAGGAGGGGGTGAATAAGGCAACAGGTGAAGCACGCAGTAGTGAGCAGATGGTCAAGTACATCCAGCTCTCGCTTCAGCAGGCGATCACGCGTGCCGATGTTCTGCTGCTTCGCGCTGATGTGAAGGAGGGTAAGGCATCGGCTGCTGGTGGCAGCACCGGGCGAACCAGTTCCACACGAGGTCGCAAGCCGACCAACCGCCCGAAGATCGAGCAGTGGATTCGGGAAAACGTGACCGCAGGACCCAGCACTCAGGGTACCTCCGGTCTCAACGGTGTGGATCACGAGGGCAAGCCTCTCATTGACTCGCCGAACCGGGTCTACATCCACCGACTCATGGCCGACCCGCCTGAGGGCACTGGGGTCAGCATGCTGGGTATCCAAAAGGTGCTCGCTGAACTCGATGCCGAGGGCTACCTCGAGCGAGGATTCGCTGCTGGTGCCCCCTTCTACGAACTGATCCGCCCTCTCGAGGAGCCGGGCATGGTAGGAATTCGAGGTCGGGAATGGGATGAGGGAGCGACACCTCGCGAACTCAACATGGATATCGAGGAGGACTGATGGACCGTAGTTTCTACCAGAAAATGGTGGATGGCGCACAGGGACTCGAGGAACAACTGAATGATCCGACCACTACAGCAGCCGAGAAGGTTGCTGTGATCCAAGGAGTTCAACCAGTAGTTACTAGCTCTGCTCTTCTCTCAATCGCCTTCGACCTCCATCGCATTGCCAACCATCTAGATTCGAGGACAGAGTGATGGGTGATGAAGAGCCGGTGTATCTCGACCCAGTGAGTATCGCGGATATGCTTTGCGACCAGTTCCAGATGTTCACCGAGGAAGGCGGCAACGATCTTCAGGGTGAATACGTAGATGAGGTAACATTGGGTGGTCGAGTCGTCACGGTCGAGTGGAGCAACGGTCAGCGATTCCAGGTTGAGGTCTGGGCTCTACCCTCAATGAAAGACCTGTGATGCAGATCCAAAAGACTGTTCATGCTGATGTTTACAACAAGCTGAAGCGGCTCTATGGAGTGCATGTCGATCAAATTCAGCTACTCTCGCGGCCTATTCAGGGCACCGATAGCACTGAGTACTCGGCAACATGCAGCGAGCATGGGGTAATCAGCGAGTGGACCAAGGACATCACGACGCGCACAGTGCTCGTGCGTGATCACCTTAAGGATCCCTATGGGTAGGCGATGTGATGAGGGCAAGGTTCGGTATACTCATGCCGAGGCCACCAAAGTGATCATTGCTTGGAATTGGGCCCTCTGGAAGCGAGAGATGAAGGGGTTGACGGTTAAGAAACCAGCCCCCACCCGCGCTTATCGCTGTCCCTACTGCGGTCAGCATCACATCACTCAGCAACCGAAAAAGGGGAATGGCTAGGAGTACGATTAGATGGTTAATTATGTGAGGTTGTCGGACTTAGTAATTCGATGGCAACCTTTTCCTCGTGATTATCCTGAAACATGGCTTGCAACTGCTCGTCAGCAATGGACCTATGAACTCGACCACATGAAATGGTTACTTGAGAAAATGGTGGATCATGATGAGTGGGTGTTTGGTCCAGCCGAGTTGAGTAAGGTTACATGGACAGTCGGGGATGCCCATCATCGGATCAGTATTGCACTCGGGCTTGGCTGGCATCATCGATTCATTCCAGTAATTTGGGTCGACTAGGAGTACGCTTTAATCGCCCCGATTAGCCGGTCGATAAATTACGCGATCAGACTAATCGGGGCGAATAGCGTCATCTCTGACGGTCAGCGGGATCTGCTTGCAAGTGCGCGTCGATCGATCATCGCAATCGAGTGGTTAAGAATCAGAGAAGCCGCCTTGATTCGAGTCTCGGCAGGAATGAGGCCTCTCTTATCCTCGGCAATGATCATCAGAGCCTTGATGGCTCTCTTCCTTTTACCCATTAGCTTCTCACCCACAGCTTGTCGAGGCAACTTACGTGAATTGCCCCTCGTTCGACCGTGTAACCCTGCGCATCCTTGACAAACGTACTCACTCGCTCCTGGTTGGGCTGTACAGGCGTGCGACATAGTGAACATATGGGGTTCATTTTTGCTTCCTCGCTTGGTTGATGATAATGATGGCGATACCTACCGCGAGCGCAAGCAGCACAATGCCGATGCCGATGGATAAGACCCAGGTGAAGAGGTCCCACGGATTCATGTTTCTATCTCCTTCCAAGTTTCTTCAATTTCTGGCTGTTCTGAGGGCCACTCTCCCTTCCACATTGTCATACCTTGATAAACTCCTTGTACCGTGATGCGAGTAGGCGGCATATAAAAGGACGTGCTGAGGCGATCATCATAGATGGGGATGTAGTCCTGGTCAATATCAATCTCAGGATCCCAGATACGAAAAGCCATTCGTACATATCCCTCTGGGGTAGCTACCTCGGCTAGTAAAACTGCCGTACCCATGCGAACTGGGATAGTGTGCATTACAGCTCCTTGTCTACTGGGGCAGTCTCATTCCAATCCTCATACATGTGCTCTACGATGTCGGCACCCTCGATGATGTCGATGTCGTTGGGATCCACGATCGGGATATTGACCTGAGCCTGGTGAACATCGCCACTCTTGGACCCGTCTTCATATCGTTGCTGCTCCTTATCCCACTCGCCATGATCGACATCCTGCGCACCTTCTGGTATGGTCATCTGCTCATGCGGGTCGTCGGTCTCAGTGACCGTGAGCAATGATCCGAATGCATCTGCCACGATCTGATGGTTCTTCTGCTCGGCCATGAGGTTTATCTTCAGCCACTTCTCCCGGAAGTCTGCGATATGCTGCATAAGAGATATCACCTCTGCGGCGATTGCCTCCTGCTCAGTGGCCTGATGCCCCGGCGTATAGCCAGGCGCCCATGCAGACTGCACTAGCACGGGAGTGTTGCCCTTCCAGTTAACGACCCAGCTCTTGTAGTTGCTCTTATCATTCGGGCGAACCATTGTCTGCCTCTCTTTCTGCTTCTCGTGCGTCGAGTGCTGCGGCGATGAGTGCCCCTGCCTTCTCAAGGGCATGGTCGAGGGGCTCGGGCTTCCAAGTCGAGTGATGCCAGGGATAACCGACCTCATCGAGAGTCGGCAGCACCCCCTCCTCAGCCGATGAAACATACAACGTGTATGCTGTCGCTGCTGCCAGCAACTCCTGGCTTCGACCGATATCACCCTCAAGCGTGTAGCCCTCCTCACGAATGTGACGACCGCGCTCGTTCACGATGCGACCTGCACCTGTTAATTCCATTAGCTTCTCCTTCTATACGGTGCCATTTTTGCTGCCTCTTTCTCACGTCTTAGGCGTGCCTGATCCAGATCATATGACTGTGCCATCTCCGCCTCCACGAACCCATCCACGACCTGTACCGCCGGGTCCTGGTTGTGGTATAGTGCCTCTTCTCGCCGACGTATCTGATCAGGTGTGGACCGAGGCGCATTAGCTCGCTCTGCCTCGTATAGCTTCTTCTCCTCAGCGTCTGCTCTTATCTGCTTCTGTATGCGAACTTGCTCATTTCTCAGCGATGTGTACTCAGCATCTCGCTCCGGCGTGACGTTACGGAATATCAGCGCCCAGAATATATCTAAGTGCTGCCCGTGGATGCGAACCTCATCGCCACGAGGCTTATGCTGCACGGGATGCCCCGACAGCTTCGCAAACTTCTTCACCATGCCAGGGTGACGAGCACTCTTTATCAGCAGTGTTATATATGGCCACCCCTGCGTCTTCAGCGAGAATATGCCAAAGCAACTCACAACGCCCGCAAGCCAGCCATTCTGCTCATCAGTTAAATGTTGCATATACCAATGCTATCAGACCTGAATTCAGGATCTAACCTCCCCATGCCCCTGACAGATTCAGGGCTACCTCTCGCGCGCGTCCCCGCGGAATGAAATGAAAACCCCAGGGGTTGACAAGCTCGGTTTTCCCCTATAGGATTTGTCTATCGCCCATGAGGCACAGATCACGACGAAACCTTATTGAGGGGCATATACCTAAAGCAAGGTCATATCCCCCTTTAAGTATAAGAAGCCTTGACCTTAGCTCTGCTCTATGATAGCCTCTATATATGAGCACACTAATAGCGAAACAACTATTCACCCGAGGTGAAACTCTCCGCTCAGAGGAACCAGTCCTTTGGGCGGTTGTCCGTGGTCGTGGCGGATTGAGTCGCATCGCACTTCTTATCGGCTGGCCTGTTCACCGAGTCGAGCCCGAACTTCGAGCTTACATCGCAGACAATACTCTCAAGGTATCTTCAGGCAACGTTTATAACCTCGAGCAAACATCTCCTCGATTCGAAGAACTCAGTCAGATGAAGGTTCTATACTTGGCCATCGAGAAGAAGGTTGCTGGCAACGACCTAGTGAACATAGATCCGAATGAACTCGCCAGTGCAACAAAGAAAGTCATACGAAAGGCTAGAGCTGATGCCATCAAAGAACGAGATAAGGATGTACTGACTGAGGTCCAATGGAGGACTCTGCTCAGTATCTGGGATAACTTTGGTGAGGCTGAGTTCCGTACGATAGAGCTCGCTAAGGCACAGGGGAGGACTAGCTCGGGCTATACTAAGGGCTATCTGGAGAACATCCAGCGAAGGGGACTACTCGAACTGTTAGGTCATGATCCGAGAACTGGGATGACTTGGATACTCACTGAGCATGGTGTGGAGCTAGCAAAGTCTGCGGAAAAAGGGTGAACCCCTCTGATGGGCTTCACATTTGTCTGCCTGAGCCTCTGGTTGTTCGTCCACTGGTGGGCGGCAAGCCGCCCCCGGGACAAAAGCTAGAAACTCAAGCGACTATCTCGACCACATCGGTGTGTTATGTGTAGGGGGAAAAATGAACGAGATGAGAACGAGGTAAGATAACGAAAGGTACTGAGGAGCTGGGTACGATTGCGAATGATAGGACTGGCGGACAGGGTATGGCTTGAAAACTGAATTCAGGCACCAAGAGGCGTCTGCAGTGGCGCAGCGATGACAGAGGATCGAGTAAAAATAACCTCGATGGGAGTATAACCTTGAGGTTATCGATGCGCACCCCACTCCGGAGCTATGGGCGTTCCTGCGCGGTCTTCTCTCTCCAATTTATTCAGGAATCCAGGTGAAAAAGGGAGTTCCAATTTATTCTTATGAGGTGTTTCCCCAGTTACTCCGGTCTCCCTCGTAATTCTCAAGTTTCCCCTAGCAGGGAACGACGGGAAGCTGAGGTTTAAAAACCACACCTATGGCCCAAGCTCCCCGTGGGGTTTACCTGGGCCAGTCGGTGTTGCGTCAGTCCTCGTCGGAGACGTCGTCGACCTCAGGAGTCCGCATGTGCTCGTCCTGGTAGTCGGCGAACTTCTTCGTCAGGCTTCGGACATCCTTGCCGGCGATCTCCCAGCGGCCACCCTTTCCGGGCTGGTCCTCGACCGGCGTCACGTGCCGAAGGAACTTGCGAGCCGTCCGCGGCGTGGTGTCGAGCTTCTCGGCGAGCTCCTTGACGTTGAGTGCAGTTGCCATTGTAATCATTCTCCTTCTGGTCAGACTCACGGTGTGAGTCATGGGGAAGTTCCCCTTTGGTCGATCGGTTGATCGATAAGTCAATCATCGCATTCTTTTTCTACTCTGTATACGGGTAGGCAAACCTTTGTGATCTTATGTCAAACCTTTGTATGATGTCACAAAGAGAACGGAGCAGTTCTACGGAGTATTCCCCCATGATATAATGAGAATAATCGCGCATGATGCGCGGAATGATGATGCGAGGAGATGAAAGAATGACAAGGTTTGACAAAGATGAGGAATTCACAAAGTTCCTGCTCATACTCGAGACGAGGTTCTTCGAGTTGCTACTGGAAGAGGGGTGGGACTACATCGTCGACAATCTCGTCCACGAGTTGTATAGTCCAGAAGATCTTGGCGAAGATGAGACCTCGTGGGAATGGAGCGATGCGCTGCGCGACACCGAACTGAATGCCACGCAAGCACTCTGCACATTCCTTGAAACGCGGCTCGAACAGATCACCGGACATGAGTACACCATGACACGAGGTCTGCCCCTACACACGATCGAGGATATTTAAGATGAGAAGCATCAAGGAATTCATCGATGGGGTGAGTGGGAAGACCAAGCAACGGCTCATTCTCCAAGGCGAACAGACATTCGTCACCAAGGGTATGTACGACACGGTGACACAGAGCAAGTATCCGGTGGTCGTAGTAAGGTTCGATGTGAAACAGGCCAAGGATGGCAAGACAGGGGAGCACATCGATCAGGTTGAGATAGAACTCGATCTCTTCCAGGCAAACGAATTCGCTTCAAAACTGCTCGCGACGATCGACGCTTGCATGCCACGCAGAGCCACAGGGGCTCGCCGGATACCGTTCGAAGGATAGGGAACATGGCAACTGAGAGATTAACGCCAGAAGCTTGGGGTAATTACGTCGCGGACATGGGGTGGAGCATAGAGGAGACAACTCGAATCATCAAGGTTCTGCTGGACTACATCGCAGACTTCGAAGGATAATTCCCTCACCAATCTCCGCAATCCTGGGAGTATACAGGGTTGACACAAGATGATAAAATTGAACTATCGCATCGCGCGATCGAAAATCAAGGAGATGAAAGAATGAACACCGAAACGCCCGACACCCTACGCCGCCGACTGATCACTCCGCTGCCGGACCTATCCGCACCGGAATACATCGAAAACCCCGACCCCACAACCCCGGCCGACGGATACCGCTCGAACTACATCGAAAATCCCGAATCCAACCATCGCCTCGTCGACGAACTGATCCAGGAATGCTCCATCTGGATCGCACGAGTCTACGCTGACTCCTACACTTACCACTCCGACTCGACCATCGATTCGCACTCTGCAATGCTCTGCTCGTTGACCGCACTCAACGGGCTCATCTACGGGAACGACCAAACGATGTCGACCGATGAGGCCATCCAACTTTGGCTCGACAACCCGGACGATGCCATGGATCTGATTGAATCCGCGAATCCGAACACCGGAATTTCCGACGAACTCGACAAGAACCGGCCTCGCCTCTTCACCTACTTCAACCTCGATTACGACGCATTCGACGACAACTAAGGAGACGAACTAATGACTGACTTCGACTGGCTCGACAACGCACCCGCCGACTCCTACGTAGGCCACGAACGGGACCTCGCCGATCTCATCTCTGATTACACCCTCGAAGCCATCGAGGCCGCGCTTGAGACTGATGAGTTCGCCGCATTCACTCTCTTCATGCTGATGATGATGCTCCCGACGCACGCAGCACGGGCCTTGACCAACGGTGACCTGGATGACGATGAACTGGGGAAACTGATTGGACACTGCCAAGACGACGCTAGGGATGACTCATCCGAGCCATTCCAAGCACGCCTGGCACAACGGATGACTATCCGCAACTCGATCCGACGCAACTTCTCAACCATTAAGGACTGACGCATCATGCCTGACACCGACAGCTACACATACACGTACGCCCCGCTCACCCTCGACACGCTCGCCTTCGCCCTCGCGATCGAACTCATCACCGACCAAGCCAATCACTCCGAGTTCGACATCGAGAACAACAACGACTTCGACGCGCTCGCGACGGCCATCGGAGAAGACCTCGCCGATCTGGTGCACAATGGGAACCAGGACGATTGGCTGATCTACTTCTATGACCACGAAAAGGGGCCCATCCCTCAGGAACTGCTCGACAAGCTTGCCTACATGATCGGGGAGAACGACACCAACCACGATCGCTACTTCAAATTCATCAACGACCTCGCCGAACGCATCGCGACCATCATCTTCACGCAACGCAACGGAGTCCCGGGATACGTCACGATGTTTCCGCCGACACCTGGTGACAACATCGACGACTTGCGCCACTGACGCATAGCACGGATGCCCTGACTTCCAGGGCTTTCGTGTGTTAACAATTTATTCCGTCTCGTGAATCTCGTGTTTCTTCTGGGTGTCCCCCGGATAACCTCAAGAACTCCACCATCCAGAGATTCCCCCCAGGTCAAATTTGCGGATCGCATGGTGTGGAAGGACGAGATGCCGAGGTTTAGGATCTGGCCGACAACCGTAACCCCGTAAACCTTTTTGATCCCTAACCGTTGACATAGGTTATGGGGACTGGTATGATTGCCTTGCAATCAAATCGATTCCGCGAAAGGGACGAACAAATGACAACTGCACGCATCATTCCCAACATCAACGGTGACACTATCACCGCTTGTCACACTTGCGCTCACGCTCTGCTGGGGTACGACCCCGAGGACATTGGTCTTGAGGAGTACTCTCACGACACACTGGAGGGCTGCCGACAGGTCCTAACCAAGACTGACGGACGACTTCATGACGAAGAGGAATCTGACTCCAATCTGATTCCGAAATGCGACATCTGCTTGATGCCTAAGTCGCCCTTCCAATGGTATACCATCATTGCTGCTTTGCCGGCCGACGCTTACGCATTCAACAAGGGAATCTGATGCATTTCTACTACTTCTGCATCATCGTTACTCTCTGCGTGACACTGATTCTTCTGCTCCAAGCTATGATCACCCTCGACAACAAGAGGAACTCTGGCTGGGCCCCACGACGCACGACGTACCAACCACAACTGTTCGACCAAGACGAGGAGAACGACAATGCCTAACGGATACTGCGAAGACTATCCCTGCTGCGGACACGAGGCCGGTGACTGCTTCGGCCAGAAGTACGGCTCGGACGAGGATATCAAACGTCAGGCCTACAGGCAGATGGAGCTAGAGGATATGGGTATTTACCAGGACGACGAGTATTGAGGCTATAGGGAGCACTGGAGGACTGGAGCACTGGAGTACTCTCGTACCAATCTTCATCAGATCTATCAGGGTTCCAGTCGGAACTTCTCTTTCTAATTTATTCTCAGCTCGTGGGTCCCGTCGTTCCGTGCCAAACTCGTTGTTCCGTTGGATCTCGTCAAACTCGTAAAACGACCGCGCTCGCAGAAGGGAACGGATGGACGGGAAGCCGAGGAATCTTTTGTTCTGCCGGAAACGGGGGGAGATCTGTTATCTCTACATCTTCCGTGCATTTTGCATTGCGCATCATGCGAGGATCAATCCCATAGGGGTCAGGGTTATATCTGTCGATCCCCCACCCTTTGCATGGGTAATTGCATCATATCGATTCCGGAGATTCCCAGAGATGAACAGATCTGCCGGAACGCGATGTTTGGCTGAAGTTACCGCTGAGAAAGGTCAAAGATCGGCTGAAGAATTGGCGGCGTGCTTCTTAAAGGAGAAAGTAAAACAAACTCGTCCGTCCCGTCCGTTCTCATACAAGAGAAATCTCTTGAGAAACCCAGATCTCTTTTGTCTTTCCAATTTATTCCGTCCCAAACTTTCGAATAAGTCGATGACCTCGCGACCCCGACTTTCGAACAAACCTTCGAATCAAACTTTCGAAAATGAAACGTTTCAATTGAAATGACATTCGAACAAAAATTCTATTTGTAAATGCACAAAACAAAAGGCCACAATTCGCATTGTGACCTAATGAATTGATCGATTATAAATCGAATTCGAGCCGATAGAAATGAATGTATTTCGCGTAATTCGCTTCGATATCAAGGGATAAATCGAATGCGTCCATTGCGAGCCATTGATCGAATTCCCATTCGGGATAATCAATTGACATTCGATCAATTACAAAATCGCGATAGATATTCGCTAATGCTTCATTAGTGTGACCTTTCAATTGTGTTTCGGGCCACATTTCGCTATTAGTCATAGTCACAATCCTTTAAAATCAATTCATCAATTTCCCATTGGGGATATTCAATTGTCGCCACACTTAGGAGATATTCCCTAATCGTATGGCCTAATTCAATGGTGACATGCGAATGTCCCGCACTAATCAAATTGCGATCAGTGCGGGACACCATGATGAATTACCTATTACGACTTAGGGAATTCAAGTACGGTCGCGGTTTTGGCCGTATATCCATTGACCATTTCGACTAGCGCGGGGATATCCTTTTCATTGATTGAATAGCGCCCGCCACGTCCGGGGGTTGATTCGAAATTAGCGCGCAGAACCTTTCGAATTGTGCGCGGCGCGACATTGATAAGCGCGCTAACCTCATTGATTGTGAGTGTCTTAGTTGCCATTGTGACCAACTCCATTGTGTAATTGATTGAACGCGCGACAATGGGATCATTGTCTGTCTTTCGCGATTCGATCATGATCTAATCGTAATCGCCAAAAGCCCGAATGTCCACCAAAATCGCAATATTTTCAATGATCGTTATCAATTCGTTATAATTCAAAATTCGCATCAATATTCGAATAACGCTGAACCCCCCTTCCCCAAAATCGATGATATGTTCGGGGGGAGAATTGCGGACCGTTGTACGCGCTCCCTCGGAGCTCTCCTGGGGCTATATATGTGAGCTCCTTACCCCAGTGTCCATCCACTGTTACCCCCGTCAAGAATACGATGCATCGTACTCCTCGCCTCAACAGTATACAGGGCATCGATCATGCGATATGATCGTGCCATGACTAAATATATTGATGCTCAAGGGCGGGAGTGGGATACGGCCGAAGAAGCGCTCCAAGACTTCATCGACAACTTGCCGCCTTTGACCGACGAGCAAAGAGAAGAAGTCTTTTCTTCCACACACCATGATTGGCTAGCATCTCGAAACCTTGCTGCTATTGAATTTGCTGTCCATTATCATGGTCTCTCTCAGGTTTTCGGGTATTACCCCATCCCCTACCCTTTAGACCCGCAACCCATCATTCACTATCAACCCGCACGCGATGCTCTTATTGATCGCGGATTCGAGGATCAGGGTTGGGAGTGGGATTCGATCAATGACAAGTTCATGGTCGCGGTCGATGTTGACTGGGACATCGCACATGTGCCATTCTTCCAGGAGCAACGCCAATACCACAATCGCCGCGTGCTTGCCTCGTTCGGACCGCCATACGGCCCATCACCGACG